AATGATGTGCTCCATCAGACATGATATACACAGTGATGAGTCCATTTTCATCAACAAGATCTGATAAGGACAACTCAACGCTTTGATAGCGCAAAGCAACATTTTTAGATATTGCTGCTGTCAGCGTGTTTTTTCCGGGGAGCTCCCGCAACTCTTTCTTTGTATAAATACCATCATCAAAAAGCTCTTGGTGTTGCGTATGATCTTTAGTTATCAACTGAAGCCTAGTGCCTTTTTTTACGTAGACACGAGTATCACCAATATGCCCAACATACAATGACTTATGGTCGATATAACAGAAGGAAAGAGTTGTAGCTGCGTTGCTCCATTCAGATCTAGTATCGATAACAGCATCAACTTTTTCTTTCAAAGAAAGAAATGTTTTTTCAATGTCCATGATGCTTTCGTTGGTTGTAGATCTAAGCGCAGAGGTAGCCGTGTCTGCTATCTCTTTAGCGCCCTCATACGAACCAACGCCATCAGCGACTGCAAAAACAAATCCTTCACCGATTTTAGTTGGCAGGACATATGAGTCCTGATTACCCCTTTCGTAATCCTTAGGGCATGAGAAGAAACCGCAATTTAAAAGATTTATCATGCCTGCCTCCCTTCAATAATGGTGTTAAGATCGGCAAGCATTGCGCTAATTGAATCATATCTCGCGTTAGGTCTATATGCTGTAGCCTTGCCAATCATGGCATCAATACCATCAACATGACTTAAATTTAGGATATTCACTATAGCACCTGCAGCATATATGTCTGTTTTAGGGCTATACAGTCCTCTATTCACTTCAGGAGCTTTATAGCCATCAGTTCCCATGGTGACGGCTATATTGGTTAATACTGCTGATGCCGCGTTAGGGTCATCGTGCCTTACTAAACCGAAATCAGAAACTTTATATAGTCCATCAGAGAATTTGAGGATGTTTTCAGGTTTGAGATCTCGATGAAGATATCCGCGGCTATGGATAAACTCCACACCGAGCAGCATCATTCTGATTGCAGCAAGTTTCTCATCATCGCCTAATACGTTCCCGTCAATTTCTTTCATGAGATCCGTGTCAGCTAACGGCATGACAAACCACGGATGCTCGGCATTAAGGTCATGTACGAGGACGGGGACAACATTTGAATGCTGGCACCGAGACTGGTAGGTTACTTCTCGCTCAAATCTTCTTCTCCAGTCATCAGGGCTGAAGATAGACCCCACTATATCATTCCTGACAGCGAGAATTTTGCGAGCGTAAAAGCCACAGAAGTGATTATCAGAATTGTAAAGCTCAATTTTCTCTACACGTCCAAATGTCCCACTACCAATACCTGAAATCGGCCTTACACGATAATTCCCTCTAGATTCCATTTCAGCTCTCTCACTCAACCCGATGCCTCATAAATTACTACCATTTAAGAAAATAATCTATTGACAGCTTAAAATTACAAACCAAGGTCTACCGAATTTTTTGTAAGAGAATTGAAATTTGCGATCATTGTCACAGACAATAATCTGCGTAAACTTTTCTTCAAGATGTGAGCCTATCGCATAGGGCAGCCGCCCGAGAAAGCAGCTTTCCCCAGGCTCACTGCTGAAAGACTCTCGATTATTTAGCGCATGTGAGGCGCAATAAAAAGCCCCGAATAGACGAGGCGTTTTTTATTAATAGAGCTGATTCAGATAGTTATTAAGAACCGAGTATGTTATCAATTTTTCTCTGAACGAATCCGTCCAACAAGCGCTTTGATACATCAACTAGAGTCCCAATGCTTGCATCTTTAAATCCAGTCTTTACGGTATTCCATACTTCTTTATTTCTGATTGCTTCGAGAAAATCATGGCCGCTGGCAGTTAAACGTAACGGTAATGAGCCCCACGAACCTCCATCATCTGCACCTTCAAAGTAACCAAAGCCATATTTACCGTCAGTCCTAGCAATCAGATTTCGATCATCTAACAAGCGCATATGAAATAAGAATTCATTTGTCATATAGTCATAGCCAGCTTGCTGCAATTTAAAAATATCTGTTTGTGGCTCACCTGCCGCCTCGAAAGCTTCAAGAAGTCCTTTCAAATATTCATGATCTATTTTCATAACAATCCCCACTCCAGAAGTGAGGTTTCAATTTAGCATTATCACAGGCATTCAGTGAATGCCTGCTGTAATGCCTTAGCAGTCTGCTTCGAGGCGGGCAACAGTACGCACCTGCCCACATGTAGGCTTCCTGCATCTTGATTAAGCCCGTGTATGATGTTAACGCCTGCTGGTCGGGTTGCAGAAAGATGTATGAGGGACATCTGCCAGAGAGATCAGTCTCACTCAAACCCACGACGAAAATGACAACAAAAGTTCCACGCAACAGACATCCATAAAAAAGCCCCTCGAAGAGGGGCCTGTACTGTAATAGATTTAGGACTACTGTGAAATATGAACGATTCAATCAGTTTGATACATCGCCATACAGCCTGTTGAATAAAATGCTTCTCATTCCATCCGAATCGATAGGATCTAAATTCATCCAGGTAAGCTTCTGGCTGTCGGTAGATACATTGTATTCCGAGAATACGCCGTGAATATCGCCTGTTTCAGGTGCATAGAGAATTGATATAGCCTGTTCATTACAGCTATGTGGTTTGCATCCAGACAAAGCCAGATATTTCTTTCCACCAATAGTCACTTCGTTCGCCGGGCTACTGGTACCACCACTCTTGACCCAAGAAGGTAGTTTTTTCTTGGCAATGAGTGAGTTAAAGGCCTTACCAGTCTCTTTTCCCTGCACAAAATCAAAAAGATATGGGCCATCTTTTGCAGCCGCAAACAAAGGCAAAGATATCATTACAGCCAAAATAACCTTTTTCATTCCAGATCTCCATGTCAACAAATAAGCCACCAATTCATTACCTTAGCATAATAAAGGTGATTTAATGTCGAATTTGCCAAACACTTTTGACCAGGATTTATCTGAATGCCTGCCGCTTACGCTTGCCGTTCTGAGGATATGTGTAAGAGTTAAACCACCCTGAAGTGGCTCCTACCCACACCAGGGGAAGCTCAGGGATGAGCACGTCGTAGTTTCAAAACGTGACCGTTCAAATCAAGCATGTATTTATTGCAGCCCTCACCTGGAGGGCTTTTTTTTGCGCAAATAAATAGCCAAACCATCACAGATCAAAAAAGTAAATAAGAAATCTGCTGATTTGACTTAGGTTATATATCTATTTATCCACTTTGCTCTATGCTTCGCTTGTTATACGTAACGAGCGACCGTTTTGGTCTCCCTTCCGAAGTGCCGGATTTCATTTCGGAGGGGACATTTTTTCCAGCCCGCCAGCAACATGCTGCCTGCTCTCTTCAATTTGCCGGATGGCAGCACGATCGATATTGCACTGCCCCACCAGCCCGTACAATTGCGCACTGAGCTGAACGCTGTCACCGAACGTCATTCCGTCCGGCGGCTCAGGCGCATCAATGCGTGAGGTCAGCTCTGCCGGCAGGCTGATTTGCGGCTGGCTTATTGTCCGGTACTCCACCTGCGGCTTTTGCTGCGGCGCGCAGCCGGTCAGCAGCATTGTCAGGAACGCGAGACTGGGCACACTTATCAGCTTCAAGGTATTGCTTAATTTCATTCTGTAGCTTCCGGTTCTGCTGTGCGGTTACAGCGCGCTGTTCAGTGACCTGAGACATCACCTGGTTCTGCTGCCTGACAGCGGTAACCAGCTCACCCACGCTGGCGGCCAGGCCGTCATTTTTCGATCGCAGATCGTTAATCTGGTCGTCTTTGCTGTTCGCCAGCTTTTCCAGCCGTTCATTAGTGGCTGTTAACTGGGCGTTACGGGCGTTCAGTCCCCACAGCGCAACGCAAATAAGGCCGATAACGATGATGTGCGAATTGTTCTTTATGAAGTTGATCGGGTTCATGTCAGAAACACCTCTCTTTCACGCTGGCGGCGCGGCAGGAGAATATCCGGATCGTTACCGGAGCGTTTCCACATCAGGAAAGCATCGGCCGCGCCGTGATATTCATGGGCATTAAGCCGCTTAAGGACGGTGGAATCTTCAAAAGCCTTTTTGCCGATATTGAAGACCAGACTGCATAGCGCGTCATACTGATTCTGGGTAAGCGGCACCTTAACGCTGGCGTTAATAGCTTTCTCAACCCAGGCGATATCAGCCAGGAGCAACGCGGTTGATTTCTCTTTGCTGATTGTCAGCTCTGGAGTGATGGCCCGGCCTTCCACCGGACCGGTATGACCAACGCCAATCGTCAGAACGCCTTTGGTGTCGCGGTACGCTTTCAGGCGCTCGCCTTCTTCACGTTTAATCAGGGCAATACCATCAGGACTGATTTTCACTGTTATCTCCCGTTCTGCGGCTAATCCACCCGCGCAGCTTCTCGCTTATGTAGTCATTGCCGACATACCCGATGTACACCGCAAACACCTGAGCGGCTGTATCGGGGACATTCCAGTTAAGAACGCCCCCGACCACCTGAAGCGTCGGCGCGGCGAAGAATGCCAGTGCGCTGCACGACACGGCGTCAAGAACACGCTTACTCCATGAGGACTGCGCATAAGCACTTCGCAGCAGAGAAAACATGCCCGCCACACCTGCATATCCCCATTCTGTTTTGTGGCTGTATAGCCAGGCAATAAGACCTGCCCAGAAACCAGCGTCTTTGTCCGGCATACGTTTCATCTCCACCTCCGCCTGTAAAGGGTCGGTGCTGTGTAATTTAAAGAGTCAGGAGCCAGGGCTGCACTCGACAATGTGGCCTTGATAGTTTTCCTGTGGATTGAAATGAAGAAAGCCGCCAGATGGCAGCCTTGAGAAATTCTAATTAGAGGGTTTATTACGCTTTCTGCGACGGCCACGCCTGATGCGCTCCAGGCGGTACTTGAAGATAAATTTTATTTAGGAACTGGCAAAAAAATCTATAAATTTAATTCTTTCTTAAAATAAAAGCTTTCATAAGGTAAAGCGTGTATGCTTGAAAAATCGTTGTTACTTCATGCAATACTTACCCACCCTGAAACCTACTGATAAAAAAGAACTTTCCCCTAGGTTCCGTCGAATAATCATTTACTAAGGAACCTTTATCAAAAATACTGACGCCATAGTAGGCGAAGCAATTTTGCGCTTTATAAATTCTCAGTCTCGGGAAGAGTTTAGCAGAGATGAACTTATCAAAACACTTGAAGAAATGTTCGTGGAAAAATATGAAAACAGCCTTTCAATTTCAGAAATTAATGATTATGAATCGGCATTGAAATCAATAATTTTTAAGAAATATGAAGATAAATAGTTATGTTAGCAGATGCAAAAACGAATATTTCAAGCAATAAAAAACCCCGCTAAAGCGAGGCTCAGGATTAGTTTATATAACGAGACACGCACAATGCCCATCGTTAGGAAAATACTAACCATTTTTTTCGGAAATTGCAAGCATCGTGTCGCTAAAAATCGCGAATATGCATCTATCTTGTAACTTTGCGCAGCTGCACCTCGGCAAAAGCCTCTTCTTGCCAGCATTTTGTCACCAAAAGCGCGATTACATCGCCATAACCGCTGTACCACTGGTAGCTGGTCAGATCAGGGATAATCTTCTCAATGCGCACCCGCGCAAGTGTTGTAGGCAAACGGCTGAAGCGGTTTCCGTTGCAACGACCGCAAACTTTCCTGACTGGTGCGCCGAGGAGATTGGTTCTCTTCTCATCCAGCACGGTCCCCTTACCTTTACAGCCGCGGCAGGCCGTGCCCACCTCTCCTTTTCCCGTGCAGTGCTGGCACATCACTTCTACGGCTTCGTGCTTAACCGTTGCCTCTACGCCGTTAACGCCAGGGTGTTTAACCACGTCCTGCATTTCCCGCACCACGCCTTTCCCTTCGCAATGTGGGCAGGTCGATTTACTGGCTGCAGAACGCGAATAATCTGCATAGGCAAATTGCACCAGCACCGGCAGAACTTCGCCGCGTGCCTTCTCACTCAGTTTCCCCAGAACCGGGTTTTTCAGCGCCAGCGCGTATTGCATCAGCCCATCAATAGCAGGTGCCGGATCCTGAATCCCCATTTTCGCCAGGAAGAGATTAAAACCGAGACTGGCTTTCGACTGCACCATGCCCTGGGCTGCCATTACATCGGTGATAGTCAGCGCGACACCGCCGGTCGCTGGCGTCTGATCGTTAAGCTTCGGTGATTTCGGGGAATAAAATTTCGGTAATGATTCGAGGTTCATAGCGTCTCCACAATTTACGCCAGCGACAGCACGCCGATGGCTGCCGCTTTATGTTGAGTCCGGTAAACCAGCTCGAGCTGGCTTCCATGTTTTTGTTCCCATGCTTTTGGATCTGCATGAAGTTCTCGGTGATCCGCTCTGCAAAGCGGAATAACGTGAAAATCATGAGCTTTGGTTCCCATTCCCCCTTGTCCGTGCCCAATAACGTGATGTGCATCATCCGCAGGCATTCCGCAGGCCGCACAGGGCTGCGTCTTAACCCAGCTGATGTATTTCGGTATGACCAGACGCGTGCTCTTGGGACGCTTCATTTGCGCGTTAGGTGTGTCTGGATCCGCCGTGATTTTCACGACCTGTTTTGCCACCTCCTCCACTATCTCGCGCCCGAGGCGTTCGCCCGGTACCAGCTCTGTTTCGCGGGTGACGGAACGGATCACCGGTTTCGGCATCCTAAGCACCTGCCGTGCGGCATCTTCTGGCAGGGCATCAGCCAGGCCATTGCGCGCGAGCCACCAGCAGAACTCCGGCAACGTGAGCGTATGAGAATCGTCGAAACCCAGTTCACGGCGTGCGGTGGTGAGGATGTAAGCCGCGCAGTTCGCCCGCGCCATGTGCGCCAGCTGCTCTGTAGTCTGTTCACGCAGCAGGTTATCGCAGTGCCAGCACAGGCGAAGCGCGCCGGGCGCGTGGCGCATCGTGGTGATGTTCTCCGCGTGCCAGTCCTCATGCGGCCACTGACAGCCACCGTTTTCCATCAGCCAGCTTTCCAGCCCACCGATGCCACCAGCGCGGCGCAGCACCGCATCGTTTTCAAAAACACCAGCGAGCGCAGGATCCTCGGCCAGTGGCTGCCCGGCGGGTGGAAGTTCGCCGTTGGGCATACCAGCCAGGCGTTCCGGCTCATTTTCCAGCAGCATACGCCCGCGGCGGAAATGCATCAGCAGGCTGGCGCCCGGCCTGAACATGACGAGACCCAGCTCTGCCACGACGATCGGATTAAGCAGTGCTCTCACTTCGCAGCCCCCTGCGCTTTGTGTGCCGCCCACAGGCCGCCGACCCACTGGATCCCCTTTGCCGTAAAGCGCGCCTGGCTGAAAGCATGGCCATTGTCGGTGCTGGTGCCGGTTTTCACCTTAAAGCGACCGTTATCAATATGCTGGTGGTGCGGCGTCAGTCCCCCGCCGAGGCGATACATGATCCTGTTGTCAATGAGGAACATGCGAAACTCATGCTCTTTAGCGTTAAGTAGCTTCGCCACCTGGCGGAAAGACATTGAGCCACCCGCAGAACAATAGCGATCCACGAATTCCACCTTCGGCGCCGCGGCGGCCAGTTCCTGTTTGAGCTGGTGCTGCTGCTCGGCAAGATCAGCAGCGAGGCGCAGAGCTTCCGGCAGGGATTTCGGTACCTGCATCGCCTGCTGACTCTCAAGATCCTGCCAGCGGTCAACCAGGCGGGCGGTAAACTCTGGCGAGAGCTGAGCCACAACGACATAGCTGTCTCGCTTACAAAGCTGGTACACGGCGACGGCCTGACCGAGGTGATTGGCAACTTCCACCATTGGTGGAAGTTGAATAACGCCGCGTTCTGCCAGTCGCTCTACTGTCCGTTTGACGCTATCGTGACGTGACTCAACCAGATCGGCGATCTCCTGGCTGCTCATCGCCAGTTCCTGCCCCGGCATAATTGCCGCCGGGATAAAAGCGGGTACTGCGTTCATCTGTTGCATGCGTATCTCCGTTAAGCGGCTGCAACCGCTGTTGGTTCATACCTGGTGATCGTGATCTCCACCCTTCCCCCTTTCACTGTCGGCCCCCACTCCACCAGCATCTTTTTCACCTGGCTGTCGTCCTCCCACACGCCGGCGTGCGTCAGCGCGTCGAATAAAGCCTTGTTGTAGTTGTCGATGTCCCGGCGGCGCGCGTCCGGAGGGAATAGGAGGATCTCGACTGCAGCTGGCTCGGTCGACGGCTTCGGCAGGCGGCGCAGCTGCTCGATGATGGCCGCACAGGCAGCACTCTGGTATTTGCGCCCGTCAGCGCTGATGAGATGGCGCCCCTTCAGTGGACCCTTATTCGGAGCACGCCAGTAGGTGTTCACGCTCGGGGGAAATGGCAGCGTGAGTTTCATACCGCTACCCCGCGCATTTTCAGGAAGGAGATCGCCTGGTCTGTCGCATGTTCTTCACCGGCCACCAGCGAGCGCAGCAACGAAATCGCTTCACCTTCCGCGCCCAGGCTGTTGATGGAGATACCGCGGCACACGCCCGGTAAAAGGGTGACAGCGCCTTTACGCTGGAGGGATCGCAGCACTTCAGTTGCCGCGTTGGGCGATGCTGCGCCCATCAGATCGGCTACTTCCTTTTGCGTCGGCGGGATACCATGCTCTTTATGGAAGGCCACGATCAGGCTCAGTATTTGCTGCTGGCGCGCGGTTAAAGGATTCTTTTTCACTCTGTCTCCTCAGAGAATGGCCACGATGTCAGCAGCGTTTTCTCGCGTGCTGGCTTTGCTGGAAATGGAGCGGCGGGCGCTGACGTGATGCAGCGTGAAGCCGTGCTGCTCGTAAAGCTCGATAAGCCGTGGCGCCGTTGAGTTGCTGATCACCACCCGCGCGCCGCGCTGATGCGCCGCAACACAGGATTCAACCAGCGCCACCTGGTCAGCCCATACGAAACCGCCGGCGGAATAGTTCGTGAAACCCGCCGTGCCCGGCAGCGGCTCATAGGGTGGATCGCAGTAAACAACATCACCCTCGCCCGCCAGCGACAGCGTGCGGCGGTAACCGGCGTTCATGAAAACGCAGCTGGGTGCCACAGCAGCAAAAGCCAGCAGCTCTTTATCCGGGAAATACGGGCCAGTTTTTTTACCCCAGCCGACGTTGAACTCGCCGGCGCGGTTATAGCGGATCAGGCCGTTGAAGCAGTGGCGGTTCAGGTACAGGAAAGCGGCGGCGCGCGCCGGCCCGGTCATCTGCTGCGCGTTGAATGCCTGGCGAACGGAGAAGTAACCCGGCTCGTCACTCATTTCGGCAAATAACTGGCGCGCCAGCAGCGTTACCTGCTCTGGCACAGCGGCAAGCATCTGATAGAGGTTAATCAGATCCGGATTAGCATCAGCTAGCAGGAAACTCTCGTGCTTACGTGAGTTGAGAAAAACCGAGCCACCACCGACAAAGGGCTCAATAAGCCGGGCGCCCGCCGGGATGAGGAGATCCAGTTCATGCAGCAGGGAATATTTTCCACCAGCCCATTTCAGGAATGGACGCTGCCATGCGCGCGGCGATAAGTTTGACGCAACGTTTTTGGTTTCAATGCCAGTATCTACAGATTCACATTGCATCAGTTCACCACCCGAAAGCCTGCAGGGCGCTGAGAATAATCAGCGTCGGCATAACTACCCGGGAATAACGGGTCTTGGCGGGAGCCTTTGGCTGCCGGGATTAGCCATGCATCTTCGAAATGACGATCTGGACCAAAGAACGTTCTCGCCTGTTTAACGAATTCGGTACCCGTCTTTCCTGTCTGGCTGACAAACGCCGCATAGCGTTTGAGGCCTTCCAGCATGTCATGTGGTGCGACACCCTCACGAACGCGCGCATCCCACGCTTTCAGAGCCGCACTTTTTGAATTACCGCCTGCACGCTTCGGATATAACGGCCAGGCCTGTTCGAATAAGTTATTAGTGACTGATTCTTTGACTGGTTCAGATAAGTTACTGATTCCGGGTGCAGCTCCTGCACCACTAACCGGTGCAGCATTTACACCCCCTGGCGCAGCAGGTTCACCAGAGGGTGCAGCATTTGCACCAGTGCGCAGATTGAGGGTGTAAACGTTAGTACGGTTCAGGCCGTTGGAGGATTTACGCTCCTCGACGGACACGAAACCATCTTCAACCAATTTTTTGATATGGTTTTGAACAGAACGCTCTGAAATTTCGCACTGATCTGCGATATAGGGAACGGAGGGCCAGCATTCGCCCTGGTCACTCGCGTTATCGGCAAGTTTTATCAGCACGAGCTTGCGGAGTGGATTGCCCACCTTCGCTTTCATGGCTCTTACCATTAATTCCATGCTCATCTGAACCTACCTCAAACTCTCTGTAATCGCGCTTAAAGATATGGAGTGGGCTGAAGCATTCATGGGGGTAGCCGTCCCGCATATAGATAACTCGCCGCGATTCTGGCTCCCACCGTATGACACGAACTGGGATGCCTCTTCTGTCCCGAAACCATCTGTCGACATCCCGCATAATTTTTTCGCCTTACGGTTAAAAACACCCACGATTCGACTGGCGCGACTGTGGTTACAGGACACCCAGCGATTTAGTACTCTGCGCTCATACCGAAACAACGGAGTACCCGGAACGGGCTTCATCCGGAGTTGCGGTAAGCGGCTTTTAGCCGTTAAACTGTTCATGCGTTGGTATCTCCACTACGATCGACACGCCGCGACGCCAGGGGCTGCAACCCGCTGGCGTCATCTTTTTCTGGCGCACAGAAAACACGAAACAGCAGCGTTAAATGCTCCTGCCACTTCACCATCACCTGATAACTGTTCTCTTCGATTTGCTCGCGTTCCGCCTGGTCAATAACCCCGTCAGCAGTTGCCTTCCTGAGATAGGTTGAGTGCTTGCCGATCCATTCGATTGATTCCATCAGACGCTGATTGATGTCGGCATTGTCGATGTCATCCACTGCCACCAGCGGCACGTTCACGCTGTTTGACTGGCGCGATACTGCATCCGCTATGTGCTTCGTGTCGCTCGCCTGCTGGAGCACCAGCGCCCAGCCCATCGGGAACACCTGATCGCCACCGTCACGCAGGCGGTTAAAGAGCGCGTCAGTTGTTACATCGAGAATTTCAGCCGCTTCTGCATACCCACCCGGCAGCGCCGCGATAGTTTTACGTATTGCCGCCACCAGCCATGCCGGCTGTTTCTCTACTTTCCAGTGATCATTACCCACTGTTAACCCCTTATTGCTGTGGTGTCTTTTGTTCGTATTCATGGTTATTGTTTCGGATAAATATCAGGCCGCAGATCAGACTTGGTGATTGCGCCAGCGGTGATTTCTTCCAGCTTCTTCGCGAGAGAAAATCCCGCTTTTTTGTAGCCATTAAATACAAGACGCAGGTAACCAGGTGTTGAGCGGACATTTACTGCTAATTGAAACTGCTGCTCTTTGGATAAAGAGTCCCAATATTCTTTCATGATATGTACCT